TAATGATCTAGCTCTGTTAAGATTTAACTCTCTTCCTAAGAGTAATTCTGCTTCTAATTCAGCACCTATAGAACGTTCAAAGTCAAGTAAACCTTCAGATATACTTCTAGCTTGTGATAAATTAAAACCAAACTGTCTTACTTTAATAACAGCTTGGGCAAGCTCTGTGTTACTGAATCCAAATGATGCTGCTACTTGGCCTGAAGCAGAGGCTACCTCTTCCATTATTTGATTAATAGTTCCTGTACTTTCTCCTGTGTTAAGTAGTTGATTATTTAATTCAAGAATCGTATCGAAATTATTAGTAGCACTTTGTCCAAAAGCCTCTGATCTAGCTATTAATAATAACGCAGTTTCAGATGCTAAACCTAGCCTTCTTGTTAAAAATGTTTGAGCCTCTAAATTATCCTGATTAAAAGTACCGGTTCTTTGTAACTGTTCGTTTAATGCTACTTGAGCTTCTACTAGGTCACCAGTAGTAATGTAACTTTTTGCAATATCAACTCTTGCAGCTTCAAGATTCTCTCTTAAAATTTGAGCTTGATCTTTACTTACTCCTAATGTTCGTGCTAAAGTTACAGATCTTTCATTTGCTATAAAAAATCCTTTTGCTATAAACTGTAAAGTTTTTAATACTGAGGAAAGAATAAGTAAAGGTAATAAATTGACTTTAATAGCTGTACCAATAGATTTAAAAGCCTGTACTCCACCTGCTCCTAATGCTGCCATGCTTGAATTACTGTCTCGCATCTTATCAGACATAGCAAGAAGTATTTCGTCAGCATCTAATAATTCTCCAACTAAAGGAATTTTTTGTGTTTCTCTTAATAATGTACCTAGTATACCTAATCGCTCTTCTAGATTTTTCGATCTTTTTTCTTCTTCTTTAGATGCATTTACAATTGCTTCTTCTATATCTTCTAAATTTGCTAATTCTTCTGCACTTAAATCTACTCCATTTCTTATAGCAATTTCTCTAGCTCTATAAAGATTATTTAATTTAGTCTCTAATGATTCTCTTTTAAGAGTAATTGACCTACTATCTAATGACTTATTATTATTATCGTCTATAACTTTACCTAAGTCTGTAGCGGCTTCAGCAGCTGATTTAAATGCACTGGATATATTTGCTTTCGCTATTCTTTGAGCTTGTTTATCTATATCATTAGATGTTTGTTGTATAGCTTGTTTAAATGCTTGAGAAGTAGATGCACTTAATCCAACCATAGTATCTTGAAATGTAGTTACAAGATCTTGAAAACTCTCTTTAAGTTCTTTCTGCTGTTTTTTAAAATCGTCTAATGGTTCGGCCATTGGGTATTATTTAATATAAATAGGAAAGACCTCTATTATTTAGAAGTCTTTGTTTTATAATCAGGTTTAATGTTTGGCCTTAGAATTTCTGACTTTTGTGCTCCTTTAGCTTTTTTCATAGCTTTTTCTTCAGCTTCATTTTTCTTATCGTAAAAATCTCGTATTTTACTAAAAGTAAACCTTCTTAACCATATAGGCATATTATATACATCACTATATGTATATCCGCCTTGACCATGAAATACTATCTCATGTATCTGTGAAAAGACAGAATTTCTATATTCCGGTGTCAGGCCAAAAAAAGTCGAGCCCTATAGGCACTGAAACTCCTCCTTCCTGTTTTCCGTTTGGATAAAATAACAATTCAACATCAGGCATTACAGAAGCTAGATGATTTCTTAATTCCCTTGCATCTTTTGCAAGTAAGTAAGTATCTACAAACTCTCTGATATCCTTAGATTCTGTTGATCCATTAACGGATGTAATAATTTTTTTAAGTCTTGTGGTAACTTCTGCTCCACTATCCTTGTTAATTTTTTTGAGACCTTCTATTTCTTTATCGATTTCTTTTTCGTCTCCGTGAGTTAACAATTTGAAAGTAACCTCAGCTTTAGTTGTTGGTAAACTAAAACTAAAATTATTAATTCTATCTTTAAATATATCAAAATCAATTTGTTTGTGATCTAATTCTGATAAATCTACATTATGCTCTTGACCTCTATAATTTACTTTATAATCCTTACCGTATGATAAAATTCTAGCTGCTACTAATACAGCATTTTTATCACCTACTAATAAATCATCATATACAACTCCTTCAGTAACTATTAAAGATTCTAATAATTTATCAATTACTATACCTGATTGTATGTAGTTTGAGTTGGTAAGTATGTCTTCTTCTTTTGCAGTCATATATTTCATCTCGATTTCTCCTTTTGATAATGGAGAATCTTCCGGATATAATAATCCTTTTGATGGAAGAAGTACTGTTTCTGTTGGTATTTTAAATGTGTTTGCCATAATAACGTTTAAGTATAACTTGTCTTATAATAAATATACGAATAAATTTTTTTGTAAACAACAAAAAACCCGACTAATTGTCGGGTTCTTATAAAGTATGTAGGTTAGCGGTTAGTAGTTTAAGATACAGTAGTCCATCGCTACAGTTAACGATACGTCAACTACCTCACTGTTTGCCCAATCGTAATCACCGAAATCTGCTGTTGTTACAAATCCTCCTTTGATTACCCATTCTCCAACGATATCTCCTACTGGTCCTAATATGTTTAGTGTTAGATCCTTTTTGTAGAAATCTGAATATCCAGCTCTACCTGTTACTGACTCATAAGATAATCTTGCCCACTCCATCACTGCTTGTGCTCCTGATGGTGTAATTGGATCATATAAAGTCATTGTTATATCAGCCCATTCTCTTTTTCCTCTTATTTTTCTATAAGAATTGATGTGGTCTAATTTAATCACCTCATCTGTAAATTCTGGTGCTGAAACGTTCTTTACTAAGAATGATGGAATACCATCTACGTAAAGGACAAATCTATTTTGAACTTTCGGTTCGAAAGCTCTAAACATTATTTCATTTGGATCTAATACTGCCATGTTGTTTTACTTTATTATAAATATCTAAATTTTAAATTATGCTCCAAATGTTGCCCCTGTTGGTTCAACAACGAAGTCTAATACTATAAATTCTGCTGTTTTAGCTGGCTGAATATAGATTTGACCTACTAACTGGTTTCTATCTATTACGTCTGCTGTATTGTTACTGTCGTCCATTACTACTCTGTAAGCGTAAAGACCTTGTCTTTGAGTTACTGAATCTAAGTATGGATTAACTGCTGATAAGAATTTATTTCTAGTTGTAATCGTATTTTGTTCAAATACTAACGATGATGCTTGATCACCTATAAATTTCTTAAGATCAATTAATAGTCTTCTAACATTTACTCTATCTAAAGCTGATGCTTTAGTCTGTAATGTTTTCTGTCCAAAGATTGCAATACCTGTTCCTGGGAATGTAGCAATTGGGTTAACTTTGCTTTCGTATAAAGTATCTCTATCACTTCTAGTTAACTTTCTTTCTGCTTGAATTACTCCCGGTATTCCACCTCTTACAAGTCCTGCTGGTGCGAACCATGGTGCTGCTGCTCCATCTGTAAATGCAAATACTCCTGGTATATAAACTGATGCTGGTGTCCAAACATTCTTACCTGCTGAAGAGGCTGTTTGTAACCAAGGCCAGTATGATGCTGCGTATGAGCTATTTAAAAGATCTGCTTTACCTGTTACCTGTGATACTGTAGCGTTATGTTTGTATAAATCTATTACTGCGATACAATCTCCTCTAGTCTCTGCTAAAGAAATAACTGTATCTAATCTACTACTATGTAAATCATAAGTTAATCCTGGTACAGATATAACATTAAATAAATAAGCGTCTGTGTTTTCAAGTATTGAAATAGCGTTTGAATAGTCAGTATCTGCTAATCCTTGAGTTTGTGTACTAATATTATGGAAGAAGTTTGCTGATGCTGCTACATCTCCTGTTGCTCCATAGAATGAACCTGAACCTGCAGCTGGTAAAGAACCAGATGCTGATCCTACTCTAATTAATCCGTTATTACCAATATAGTCAATAGTGTTTCTAGCTACTGATGCTACTCTAATGTAGTTAGAGTTATTTGCATAAGACCCAGTAGTATCGATATAAAGAGTTCCTCCTCCGTCTGTTTGCTTTGTTAGTACTTGATCTCCAATAACCTTACTAATATAGTTATCCGAATTTGGATCTAATGTTAGGTTATTAAATGATTCAAGAACTACTTTATTTTTCTGATTATCATCTCCTCTTCTAACTGAAAGGCTAAATGTTCCTTTTGCATTATTAAGATTTGATACTTCCCATCTTAGGTTATCAGCTGAACCAGATACTAATGATCCGTCAGTGTTGTGTGCTCCTGCATCTCCTACTCCTGTTGAGTTGTTGTATAAGACCCCTTTTCCAAAAGTTTCTAATGTGAAAGGTACTACTCCTCCATCTGATGCTGTTACTGCTGTTGATGTAGCTCTTGTATAAGCTCCTGAAACTACTCTAGTTACAAGACATGAATTTCCTCCTTGGCTAAAGTAGGACTTAACTGCCATTGAAGTAAAAAATTCATAATTAT